ACCTCTTTGTTAAGTTATACAATCTTATGATTGCCCTATTCTTATATATCTTATCAAATCTTATGCAATAGTTAATTCATCTTTTTTTTATCTTTTTTATTAAGTCTATCAATAATGGTATTAACATTCGGCTCTACCTCTAGTTGTGCGTTTATTGTATTAAACATTTTTTCAATCATATTGGTGAACTCGTCCTGCGCCTGCTGTCCAGATTGTTTATTCTTATCCTTATCAAACTTGCCACTACGAGAACGAGGCGAGGCGACATTGTCGCCTCGCATATTATAACTATCGTCCACCTCGCCTTTTTTCATTAGCTTGGTAAATTCATCTTTAGCCATTACCAACTACACCAATATTCAACGACCTTTTTCTCGTTGATAGCTTGTTCACAAAATTTCAAGAACTTGATGTCTTGTTCCTTGTACTCTTTGACACTATCCTCTTGAAACTGTTGTCCCCAAAAAAATCCGTCCTCAGCTACATAATCTTTGTAGCCCTCTTGAATTTGCTCGGCTAACTCTTTGGCGACCTCTTGAGTTATATAGACAGGGGCTTCACAATCAGCATTAAATCCTAAACTTGAAAGCATTCCCTTGTGTTCGTGGTTTGTGTTTTGTTCGTCCCACTTCTTTGCCATGAACTGTTGAAGTCTTGCGTGTTTTCTCCACACGAAAACTTTTTCTTTTTCTCCGTAGTCATCATCAGAATAGTATTTGTCCCAATCTACTTTTTGACCTCGAAGGTGTGCGTGTTGATCTAGTCCCATAACTTTTCTCCTATTTGTTAGTTTGTTCTATCTCTTATCAACTCCCATATATTAAAGCAACCATTATCTTTTAGAACCATTCTAAAGTAGAAACCTAACCATTTTTCATACCACAGCAGTTTCTCCTGCACGGGTGCCAAACTCCATAGTAATCTCTGCGCAGGGGGGTGCAACTTTAGAAACGAGACCGAGATAGGACATCACAAGATTCCAACGAGCGAGAGCATCAGGATCCCAGTGCCAGCTAATGTAAAACCGGGAAACATAAACAGAAGGCACAGGTAAACGACAACGAACGTCATGTGGAAGCTCCAGCTGCAGGTGCCAGTTCATGCAGCTCCTGGGCCCGAACTTCGACCGCCCACCAAACGAGATCATTGAGTAAATGCCTCAACGAGCTTGGATCTTTAGATATGTGCTGTAGAAACTCACCGTTCTTCAGTCCAGCTGCATCCGCGTGGTCCTGGACCAGCTGCCAGATCTCCTCCTGATGGTGATCATGAAACGAAGTTGTTTCATCGTAGTATACGATACCAGCGACACCTCCTGAACAGCCGTGCTTAGCAATGTCTGCAATTAAACCTATGTCCTGCTTTTCGTACTCAGCAAGGCATTCCTTGATGCTTGGCATTAGATACCACTCCTTCAGTTCATCAGTCATCCTTCACCTCTGACTCTTTCCATGTGTTTCCGTTGGCGATGCAGCGCGTGCCCGGGCCACCGGTTAGTGCGTAGACCTTGCCGGCTTCGGGTTTGTTGGCCTCTTCAACGTCATTATGTGGAACTGTTTCTTGAATCGCTTTTTCTTTATCCATGTAGCTCTCCTTATATATTTAATGAAATAATACCTGTGCCAAATAAGATAGCCAGATATATTGTTGTTGTGTAAATGATAATCATCAGACTCTACATAAGACCTGATGGGATATATGTCAAGAGCTATTTTAAATAAGTTTTTATTTTTTCTTCGTAATAGCTTTGCTTTTCTTTTGGTAATGCCGATACCACTTCTTTCACCAGCTCCTGAAGGGAAGTTACCTGCTGCTGGAGCCCATCTAGTTTCTTGTTATAGGAACGAGCTTTGTTCTCTCCTCGAACGAGATCGAGAGCGTCAAAATCTATTGCCATTGTTTTTCCTTTCCTAACAAACTTTACCCATTCGGTGTCCTTTGTCAAACAGAAATCTACAGCGAAGCAGATCCCAGTCTGCACCCCCTGAGCTGTAGCTGCAGGGACGTCACCAGCGGCCAGTAAACGAGAACGAGATTTATCCAGAAACGAGAACGAGAAACGAGATCCTGAGCTGCTGGTCCCGTTACCAGGCCACGCTAACTAAGAGGTAAATGTAACGTGGCCAGGAAACGAGAACGAGCTTACGCAACCTGCTGTGCTTCGGGCTGCGCCAGCTCCTGAAGGATGCGCTGCTGGACCGTGGGCCATTGATAAGGAAACGAGAACGAGGCAAACGAGACGAGGGAACGAGGATCAGTAAACACGGACACCGGTCTGTACAGTTTAAGACGTCTTTCAGAGAGGGTCTTACCCAAGTTCTCATGAAGTATAAATACAGTTCCACCCGCTTTAATATATCGGTTAATCCAAACAATTTGCCACCGATTTAGTTTAGGATAATTTGATTTATCAGATTTAAGTTCTATCCAAAATACTCCTTGTTTATGAACACCATGTACATCTGGAATACCGTTGATTGAGCTAGATTCTATGCGAGTTAAGAAACATTGGTTAAGTCCTAGCTTTACCTTTTGCCAAAGCCTACTTTCCGGATTTTTTCCTGACATATTTTAACTTAACTTTTTAATTTCTTTAATGACTGAATTAGGAATTATAGTTGTGTTGCCAATACTTTCAATATCTTTTCCATTGTCTGCAAATGAATAATCTCCAAAGATCCTAGTAACACCTTTTGATTGACTTAACAGGTGACCTTTGGTGATGCAGGTGGCAAGATTAGATTTTTTTAAAGAATCAAAACTTGTCCAGGCACTATCCGAGACGATATCAAACCACTCTACTGATACCATAGGATATTTTTCTATTTCGCTTTTAGTTTTTTTAGGAATTGCTATTTTTCTTCTCATCAACCTTTACCTCTACCACACCAACTGACGTAAGCAGTGAGTTGTGTTTTTGATTAAACAATTTTATAAACTCAGACCAACTAGCTTTCTTCAGAAACGTCTGTGACTTCAACTGTCTTGGCGTTATATCCATCGATCTTTTGGGATAACTCCTTGAGCTTGCTTTCAAGTTCTTCACGTGACATACCCTCCAAACCACTTACTCTGACTTCTTTTCTATCAACGTAAGCACCGGCTAATTGACCAGATCTATATTCAGCATTAATCGCAGCAGCATATTGTTTATCTTTTTCTGCCTTATCTGAAATTCTATCTAATCTTTTAAATCTTCTAAGGTTGTCACCTTCATATTTTTTTAATTCTTGATCAAATCTTTTGTCAAAATATTTTGCAACGTGAGGACTAGTTTTTCTGGAAAGTAATTGAGATGCAGTTGATTTTGCACTGTTTTCATCTTTACAATCATAACCAGCTCTTTTTAAAGCTTCGTGTTGTGTAATAGATCCCCAATCTTTTACAAGGATCTCAACAAACATTTTTTGTTTAGGAGTAAGATCTAAATCAGTTCTTAGTTCTTTCTTTTTTAAACCACCAGGCATTATCTTAATTTATTTTTATCTCTTTGTGTAAGTTTTCTTCCACCATGCATTTTAATACCAAACTTTACATCTGTTTTAGCATCTGATCTTTTGCCTGCACCTCTGATCCCACTTCTCATAATCTCAATAATACTTCTGCCACCAGCTTTTCTATATTGCTTGTAGCCATATTTAATTCCTTTTGTGAGTAATCCACCAACTAACATTTTATTAACAACTACACCACCTTGTGCTTTACGTCCAATTCTTTCTTTCAAAAATTTTCTAACAGATTGTGATATGTCTTCTTGGATAGCTTCTCTTTGTTTTTTTGGTAATGTTATATTCATGCTTTTGCCCTTTTTATCTGATGCATAAGCTTTACCGAAAATCTGTGGTCTCCCACCTGGAGTTCTATTTCTTTTAGCTCTTTCAATTCTTGAAATAAATCTTCTTCTTAAACCTGGCTTTGCTTTAATTTCAACAGCTGTTGTTAATTTAGTTCCTTTTATTTTTCTTTTAATATCAGATTTAACTAAATTATATGGAACAACTGGAGTTCCAACTTTCTTGGATCTTTTAACTTCTGATTTATGTTTTTTAAAAGCTTTTCGAAAAGCCTCTTTGGCCATCTTACGACCTTCTTTTGTAGCTGCTATTTTAATTCCAAACGATAATCCTTTTTTAATCATAATTTATATTATATAGATTTTTCAGACCTATGACTATATCCCCTAAATCAACTGACAGCTGCTCCGCAAGAGTGGTGTATCCCAGATACACCATGGATACACCATAGATACACCATAAAAACGTATTTAAAGTATTGATATTACTGCTTTATTCTTCTTCGGATACACCAGATACACCACTATTACCCTCTGAGCACTTTTTTATTTTAATTACTCTAGAATATCTATATATAGAAAATTGAATTGATAAAATGAATACGGCTATCGGAAGCTTTAAACTTGGTTCGGTTTCCGGTGGCCGTTATCCCTTGTCCATTTCCACATTTTATGCTACAGTTTTGACATGAACTTTCTTAGGTTCTTATTAGTTATTCCTGGGGTTATCTATTTTGCTCTCTTGCTAACCCCAGGATACATACAAATTCACCCACCATGACTATTCATTCCTTTTTAAATTCTCTCTATCAATTCTTTTTTTAATCTCTCTTCTTTCCTCTTTAGAATTCGCCTCTCGATACAATCTATATAACTCTCTGTAATTCAACCAATGAGTCTGCATTTTAGAAAATCTAATCTTTTTAAGTTTTATTAATTTAAAAAACTCTCCACGGATTAACTCTGGATCCATCTCAGCTGCCCAACAAACATCCTGAAAGTCTACAGAATTACTATAAAACCATTTGTAGGCATCTTCTTTCCAATACGCTTCTTTTTTAAAACTAGAAATATTCATCACATCCTCCAGCGCCTGGACAATGATAGCTTGGAATAATCGTTGTTCACTTAAAGGTTTTTCCTTAATAAGTTCCATAGCCAACTTAATTCCCAAATTTTTTAACAAGTTTGGTGAGCAAATCACTAAATTTCTTAACCTCTCGTTTAGGATATTTTTTGTGCCTTGCTATATGGTATTGGTCTGACATCAAATCTATAAAACTATTACGCTCCATCGGATCCATTTCCGCAGCATATTCAATAGTTTCTTGAGTTAATTTCCTAGATGTCTTGTTTTCCATTTGCATAACCACGATGCGGGAAAAGATATGGATTGGGATATGACACCGTGGTTACACATTTTTAACGACCAGCTTGAGTCCAGCAGCTTCTGCTGCCTTCTTCCTACCTGATCGCCATCTGTCCTCGATTTTATCGAGAAAAGAAAGACTGAAATTTCCTAAACCAAAGTCATTTCCACAATACAACTGAAACATCAAACTTGTTAACTCATC